AGCTAGGAACCCCGCCATGGACGAACCGCACACCCCGGACCCGCCGACCCACTACCCGAGCCAGGACGAACGCGACGCATGGGCCCAAGGCTATCAGGACGGGCGCCAAGGCTTGGCGATGGACATCGGGACCAACTGGCCCAACGCCTACGCCAACGGCTTCTGGCATGGCGTCAAGGCCCACAAGGACGCCGTCGAGGCGGCGCCCCTGAACGCCACGCCCGACGGCCCGCCGCCGCTATGGGCGATCGAATTCCGCAGCTACCCAGCAGCCGAAATGCCGACCATCCCCTACGGATGGACGGACGAAAGCTGGCACAACGACGCCTGTCCGTGCTTCCGATCGCCAGACGGACGCTTTCGCGTGTTCATCGACTTCCCCGACCTCGACGACCGCGAGTTTTCCGCATCCGATCGCTTCAACGTCCTCGACGATTGCGACCCGGATCCGCATGGCGAGACCCTCACCTATTCGTCGAATAGCTGGGACGACGTCCTAGCCTTTATCCGCATCCAACAGAAAGCGGCCTGCAAATGACCCCCGCCGACCTGATCGCCGCCCGTAAGGCGCTCGACCTCACCGCCGCCGATCTAGGGCGCCAACTCCGCCTTGAAGGCCGAGACCCTGGCCAGACTGTCCGCCGCTGGGAAACCGGCGCCACCGCCATCCCTGGCCCCGCACAGGTGGCCATTGAATTGATGCTACGGCTTAAGGACCGCAAGCAATCCTGGCAGACCGGCAAGGAACCCGCCAAGCCATCCGCCTCCGCCCTCGAACACGCCGCCAGACTGGCGGTACAGCGCGACCGCGAGAAGCGCGCCGCCGACGGTATGCCGCCCCCGCCTCAGGGTCTCGTCGACCTCCTGAACATGGGGTTCAAATCGCCCGGCAAGAGCCGCAGGCGCGGTTAAGGAACATGAACAGCGCCCAAAAATCCGACGCCGCTGGGTCCGGAACGGGTTTGCCGCCAGGCGGGCGCATATCGCAAAAATGCTATCTGGCGCTTTTGCCCGGAACCCCTACCCCCTAGGGACCGACCAGCCCTTGGCAAAACCCTGGCCATTGCGGCTAGGGCCCCCCTATCAGGCCCCCCAGAGCGATCGCACCTTACGGCGCCAGCGTTTATCGCTGGCGTCGTTCTCTTGCGGGCGCACATGGGAAGCCAGGGATAGGATCAGACTGTCCCAGCCATCGGGCGAGCGGAGCCCGCGCTTGCGGATATCTTCCTTGCTCTCGATCACCAGAAATTGCCGCGCATCGTAATGATAGCTGGCGGCGATCGCGTCCGCGTGCAGCGCGTTGTCATGCTCCGGCAGATCCGCGCCGCCCTCATCCTGCAGCCACGCCTTGCCGCGCATATACATCTCGGCGCGTCGGTTGCGCGGGCCCGGTAGCGTCTCCCCACGCGAGCCCGTCCGGATCGGATCCTCCGGCGCGGATCCGAAGTTCACCGCGACCACGATCCGATCGTACGGCGGACCCCAATCCTTGAGCAGATCGACCACCCCGGCGCCCTGCCCGCCAACGTCGATAAACACCCTGGCCGGATTATCATCGTCGATAATCTGGCGGATCCAGTTGGCGCCTTGGATCGTATCCAGCTTGTAGCGCCGCTCGACCTTGTGAACCTTGCGGCCCTGGCGCCAGCACACCGCGAACCCGTCATCCCCTAGCCGGGCTGGATCGACGCCCAGCACCAGCGAACCGATCGCCTCACACGTCCGCTTGCGCGCCGCCATGACCAGCGCCGAGGGAATGTAAGCGTCGTGCCCCGTGGCCTGAAACGCCCCTTGGGCGTCCGCCGGGTACTCCTGATTCCAGAGCGCAACGTCTCCCAGCTCCGCCATTTTCGCCCGCCGCCAAGCGAGTTGCGGCAAGGTCAGCTTGTAAAGCCGGCCGTATTCTTCCTCCTCATCATTGACCTCGAACCCGAGCGGAGGCGGGCGCTGATACGACGCATCCCAGAACCAGGGACAGAAGATCGCCTCGTAATCGCCGTCGCCTGCAGAACTTTGCTGCCAACGTTCGTGGAACTCCCCGCCGATCCCGTTGGCGGTACTCTCGAGGACAATTTCCGTCCCCTCGAGATACGGAACCGCTTGGATTACCCCGGCAATATGATCCTTGGCCGACGGCCAGAAAGCGCACTCGCTTCCATGAAACAGCGTCAGCGCCCGAGACCGCCCGACCCCCGCCTTGGATCCTGCTGTTCCGACCCCGTAACCGCTTTCCAGCCCCGGAAAGATCAGTTCACGGGAGTTGGATGCGCCGGTCTCCGGCTTGACCAAAGCTGGAACATGACGATGGAAGCGATCAATCATCCCGAACAGAGTGTTCGTCGCCTCTTGCTCATGCGTCAGAATGTAGACTTGCACGCCCCTGAAGAACGTCGCGCGATGATAAAACCTCGCCCCTACATATGAAGATACGCCTTCCTGCCTAGCCTTGAGAACCAGCGCCCTGACGCGTCCGGTTCTACGCTTTTGCGCCTCTAATCTATCGTGGACGTAATCCTGAACCGGGTTGAACCTGAAATTGACCAGTTCCCCCGACTTCGCCCGGATCTTCAGACAGCGGCTGGCGTAGTGCGGCAGATCATCCTTCAGATGCTGCAGGACGCCCTTGGTTTCCTCGTCAAGCAGCGTGACAGCCAAGGCGTCACCGCAACTGATCTAGCGCGTCCTCGTGGCGCAAGGCCCCGATCGTCGCGTTGATATCCAGCTTCTCGCCGTACTTCTTGGGCGCCAGCTTGCCCGCCATTTTCAGCCGGGTTTCCACCCGCAGCTTGGACCTTGCGACCCACTCGAAATCCATCGTCTCGACGACTTCGCCGTCCCCCCGCGTCACCAGTTTGGTATCCCGCCTGGCGTCGTCCGCAATCTCCAGACACTCAAAAAACAACAGGTCCGCTTGTCGATCCTTGGCGATCTCGTACGCCTTGCGGAACTCCGGGTGCGCCGCCAGCCACTCCGCCACCTTGCGCGGATGCGGGAACCCCGCCCTCGTCGCACACAGGTAATCGAGCCCCCGAGGCGTCGTCGCGATCGCTTCGCAGATCTCGGCGCCGACCTCCGGGGTATACTTCACGGGACGGACTGGCGTGGTCATGCGCCCGAGGCTCAACCCTTGCCGTACGGACTATCCGGCGCCGGGAACCCCGCCTTGAGATCCTTGTCCGACGTGAAGTTGGGACCGGCGGATCCGGCGGACTTCACCCGCCCCGCCGAAGCATTCTTGACCGAACCGCCCGCCATGTCGGGCTTGTCCTGAATGATCGGGTCTTTCTCGACGTTTTTGGCGACCATGGTCGACGCTCCTGCAGGGAGAGATCGCCCGCCCTCAAGAACGCGCTCGCAAAAACCGTCAAGCCCCCAAATTCTCACACTCGACAGGTGGCCATGCGTCGCCGCGTAAGATCGCCAGATGACCGAAGCAGTAAGGCCGGCCGACCTCCACCGGCAGGCAGCACGACCACGTTTGCGCGCCGAACCCCGACACCGGGAACGCGCATTCCCCGATCATCCGTTGCGGCCAAGGCCGAGGCGTCGACCCTGACAGCGCCGCCATGCGATCCGGATCCGCCACGCCCAGCGGCGCCGCACTGGACCGGGGACACACCGCCAAGCCCCGTTCCCGGTTCGACAGCGCCACTTGCGCGTCTGTCCGCGACGGCAGGCCCAGGCGCATCCGCTTGGACCGTACCGCCGCCCGACTGGTCCCCAGGATCCTGGCCAGCTCTGGCGCGTCGAGGCCCTGGCCCCAGCCGTCGGTAAGCTGGCGCACCTTCCGGGCCGTCCATTCCATGGTCATTGCACAGGTTCTCCGAAAGGGATCGGATCGCCAGCATCCGACCATTCTGGCGCCCCTAATGGGTTGCCGATCGCCGCAGCCTGAAACTTCGCCCCTGGCCAATGGATCTTGGCCAGCTTGAGCGCATTGGGAACCGCGTCGATCAGCGTCCCGATCTCCCGCACCGTGTAGACGCTGACGTACCGCCCATCCGCAATCACCTTCGCCGCGCCCTCGTCATCCTCGACCAGCGCCGCAATGGATCCATCCGCTAACGGAACCTCCCAGACCCAAGGCGCAATCGCCCTATGCCCCGCCTCCGACGCCCAGGCGTCCAACGCCTGCCAGCCCCGTTGCATCGCCGCCGCCTTGGCCTTGACCGACGCCAGCAGATCCGCCGTCAGGATCCCCGCATCCCAAGCCGCCTGCAGCACCGTCGACCAACTGGCTTGCTGGCGCCGGAATCTGGCCAGCAGTTCGATCGCCTCGAGCCCCGCCAGCCGCTCGAGCCGGTAAGCCCCCCACTTCCGCTCGACCTCCCGCCGGGACGCCTCGACCCCATCCCGCAACCCGATCAGCAGACCGCAATCCTCCGGACTAGGCATCGGGCTTGAACTCCGCATCCTGGCGGGCGATCTCCGCCCGGTTCTCCTCCAGTTTGGCTTGCATGGCCCGCCAGCGTGCGAGATCCGCAGCACGTGGCCGCGCCGTGTGCGCCATCGAGTTGTTCAGCTTGCGCTCGAGCCGACGCGTCGCACTGACAAGGTTCCAGTATGGCCGTCGGGCCGATCCTTGATGCAGCCGCCAGGCGGCAAGCCGTACGACGTCCCCTGTCATGTCCGAACCTCCCCGGCGAGGCGCGAAAGCGTCTCGAGCGGCGGAGCCGCACGCAGCCGCGAAAGCGCGTTCGCGACCGCCGGAACCATGCCCAGATCGCGCGATCCTGCGCGCCCCCGCCCGTATATTTCT